ACGACTGACGTTACCTTCCGCAAGGTCCTAGGCTACATGGCGCTGGGCCTCAGCTACGTTGCGGCTGCAATCGCGGTGGTCCCGGTAATCATATGGTTCGGGGCTGGACAGCTGGGCAGGAGGTTAATCGATGAAAAGTGAACTGTGCGAACAGGGTATGGTGCCAGAGGCAGTGGTCATGCAAATGCTCGAAGAGATGGAAGAGCTAGAGAGCGAGAACAGCAATTGGAAAGCACGTTACAACGCGCTGCTCCAGACTAACGTATATCTCAGGCAAAAAGGTAATGCTGTCACGTACTCAGGCTTTACTAAAGAAGAGCTGAGGTTGATGGCTAGTCATATGCACCCAGACAAACACGGTGGCAAAGAGATCTACAACAGCATCATGCAGAAGCTTAACTCTATTAAAGGTGGGCAGGAGGTTAATCGATGAGTAGAAAAGCAGCTAGAAGAACTAGGCAGGCCATGCTAAAGCGCTATGAGATCAGGAAGCAGATGGAAGCAAAACAAAAGAAAGACGCGCAGAAACATAAATCTGCGCCATTCTATGACGCTATATATAACAGCAACATAGGATGGAACACTCAAGAACTCTATACAAATACAAAAGATGGGCAATCTAGATAAGTCAGCGGCCAGAGAAGCGCTTGCAGACGTAGGCGTCGGCTTCTTTATGGCGTTCCCGGTGGCCCTAGCTTGTCTTACCTTCACTACCTACCTAGAACTGGGAGTGACAACTACAGCGGTCTTCCAGACCATTGTGTTCACTCTGGTATCATTACTAAGGAAATATTTCGTGCGCGTGCATTTCAAGCGCATGAACGGTGAGTATAAATGAAGATCTTTTTAACGGAATTTACATGGGACGGAGTCGAACACTCAGGCCCTAATTTAATCGCGGACACATGGGAAGAAGCACAGCTTATTGCCGAAGGCGCAGGACTGAAAGTCGTGGGTGAGCTGACTGATATCGTAGTGTCTGATGAAGGGTTAGAGACACTGCACTAGGTGTGCGCGTGTCGCTGTATAAGTGAGTATAACTTGACACGGGAAATATGGGACGACATGGCAGACAAAAAAGGCGCACTATGCACTGGGCTATACCCTATGCTGAAAGCCTTATGTTTACTGGGTTTATTACTATAGGTAGTGTTAGGTAACAGTATATAAAGATATTTTTAATAGGCACATAAACAAGGAGAAATACAGTTATGTGACGTACAAATAGGTAGTAATGCGGTTATATGTACCCTGCACTACCTGAATGCAAACGGAGGCAAAATATGCATGAGTTTAAATACGACGATAACGTAAGCTTTGAATCAAACTTTGATCGATGGTTCTTGCTTAACACAGACGAGCGCAGAGCATATAATGAGGAACCATACGAGCGTGATGAAGCGTTCATGGTGTTTAAAAATTACGTGAAGGATAAATGGCAGGAAGACCAAAAAAAGAAAAGCCGCAGCTAGTCGCAGTACCTGATCAATTCGATAAGGACGAAGAGCTGGGCATTACTGCTATGCAGAATGCATTCGTCTGGCATTACACCGAAGGTGCATGCAGTCAGACTGAAGCAGCTCGGCGTGCCGGGTTCGAGTTTCCATCTTCAGCTGCGAACAAGATGCTCAACGGCAAGAGCTATCCAAAGGTTACGAAAGCGGTTCGACTTAAGCAGGAAGAACTGCGAGAGAAGTACGCGATCACTCCGCAAAAGACTGGCACGATGCTGTGGAAGATTGCGGAGACTGCATTCGAGGATGGACATCACAATGCAGCGGTTTCCGCCATCAAAGAACTCAATCAACTCGCTGGTTTGAACATCAGCAGGTCCCAGAACCTAAACATCAACGCCAACATTGACTCAATGTCCAGCGAAGATATTAAGGACCGACTTGCCAAGATTCTGGGCGCAGAAAAGCTTGACCCAGATCTTTCTGATCACTAGAAAAAAAACCAGCCAGAGGGCCGCGCCCTCTCCAACAGCAAAAAATCCAGAAAAATTCGCAGATCTCCGTAAGTCATTGATTTTACAGGGCTTTTTGCGTGTGTGGGCATGTGCAAATGTGTGCAACAATGTGCGTGCAGTGAGCAGAGGGGATACGCCACAGGTCCGCTGGGACCCCTATGTGCTTGATTTTTAAGGAGATTTTGACCGATTGGACACCCGTACACCCCGTGTGACAGATCGGCGCGAGGTGTATCGCTATAGCTGAGTTTGGTACATTCAAAACTCAAAAAAACTCATGGAAAAAAGAGCCGCCCCTACCTCTTGGAACTACCGGAGAAGAGATAAGGACGGCCATCCTTCCGCCCTAGGATGTCGGGTGTAAAGGGTCGGGCTTCAGGCGCCTGCTTTCCACAAACTGCCGATTTGTGGTCTGCAAGCGATCTAATGGTATACTGACGATATGGTTATATCAATTCACAAGGTACCCTATGGGCGCGGATTCTAGGAGAAAAGGCGCTACATTTGAAAGATCTGTCGTTGCGCAAATAAATGAGTGGCTTGAGTCCCAAGACATAAATTTTAATTGCAAACGAAATCTGGACCAATATCAGCAAAAAGACCTCGCGGACATCGACATCCCGTATCATGCGGTGGAGTGTAAACATTACGCCGATGGCTGGACCTACAAACCTGAGTGGCTTGCGCAAGTGCGTGAGGCGGCGGGTGATAAAATCCCGGTTTTGATATATAAATACAACAGGAAACCGATACAGGTCTGTTTGCCCATGTATGCCGTCAATACTGAGTGGCCTGCGACAAACGATTTTGTGTGTATAATGACCATGGAGGATTGGTTTGAGGTGATGAACCGTAACTGGCATCACTACGAAAGGATGGAAAGTAATGGCTGATGTAAAAGATGTTAAGCGCACAAAGTCTGGTAGGTTGACCTACCGGGGCGAATCTTTTCCCGGTTACAACAAGCAAGTCCGCACCTCCGGCGGCAAGAAAAAATTCAAGGTTCTGGCAAAGAAAGGCGATCAAGTGAAGATCGTGCGCTACGGGGATCCAAAGATGTCGATCAAGAAGGATCAACCGGCCAGACGCAAATCGTTCCGTGCGCGACATAACTGCGATGCGGTAGAAAAGAAAAAGGACGTGTTCGCGGCATCTTACTGGTCCTGTAAGAACTGGTGATATTATGGCAGCTGAAGACGTAGATATATTTGAAGAACAAGAAAGCATTGAGATGACCGGCACGCCCGGTGTTGACCAAGTCTTCACGCAAATTATTACCAGCCCAGACTTTCGATCTATGGTTAGAGTGGAGGATGTACCTCCAGAAACCTTAGAAGAATCCAGACAAATATTCGATTACATGCTCAAAAGAGGCACACTAGACGACGCAATTGGCTATCTGGTCAATACGTTTGGCCGTGCGACTATGTTTCCAGCTGAAAGAAGTTTAGGTCCAGATCCTAGAACTCAGATTATCAGCGGCATGGAAGAAAGCATGAACCAAGGCATAGGCTCCCTGCCTCAATAATATGGCCACTGAAGATGTAGATATCTTTAATGACCAGCAGCGCGACAGCAGTGGCTTAGTCATAACTGGGTCAAACCGTGACCGCGACCTAGATCGGCTTGAAAGCTTGCTCCGTAGTAAATATATCGACCCTCTCGAAAACCAAGTTAAAGAAGCGATTAAGGCTAGGTTGCAACAAGAGCTGACAAAAATTCCGGGCATAGCAAGAAAATCAATTGCATCAATCATTGCGCTTGCAGACTCTCCCGACCCCAACGATAAGCTGGTTTTCAATCAGATTGTCTCTCGGCTGAATCTACCAGTGAATGTACGACGCATGGGCGACGATTACATGGCATCGAAGCGTTTTCAGGGTGCTTTGGGACGTAATTCAAATATTGATGTAATGGCTTATAGGCCAGATGAAGGCAAAACACAGTACAGTTTAGGCGCTCAGAAGCGTTTTCCCAATCTTTTGGGCAAAGATTCATCTGCTGAAATATCAGCGCGAGTTTCAACAATGGGCGACCCAGAAATACGCGCTAGTTTTGAAAAAAGATTTGCCGACGGCGGAACCGTAGAAGACACAGATATACCAACAGTCGGATCATTTATCTTCGACTACCTGCCTAGTAAAGCGCAGCTTGCTTACTTTGGTTCTCAATTCGCTCCCGGCGCGGGACTCATAGATGCCGCTGGTGAAATGCCAGCCATGCCGTCTGGTGATGTAGACCTCATAGACGCATTTGCTGCTGAGGACATGCCAAGCCTAGGCGAAAATATTGAGCGCGGAGAATACTTCGATGCAGCGATGCAGGGGTTAGGTGTGCTGGGCGATGCAATGTATGCGGTGCCTTTGTTTGGTCCGGTACTTGGTCCGACTGTTGGCAGTGTGGCTAAAGGTGTCGGTATGGGTGGCAAGGCCATTAAGCGCGGCATAGAAGCGCTGGACCCAGTGGTAGACGCTAACAGAGCTGGATTTGAAACAAACCAGATCATGTATCACGGTACAGCCGATACGTTTACTCGCTTCGAGCCATCGAAGACCGGGAACCTAGGCGAAGGAATCTATTTCACCCCGGACCCTGAGATAGCCAGTAACCGTGCAATTGTATCTAGCATGAAGCCAAAACGATCAGCTGGCGCCAACGTCATGCCGGTTTACATCAAAAGAGATCTCAAGTATTTAGATTTAGATTATGACCCGCTTACAAAAATAGACATACCCAAGATTAAAGCTGAAGGCTTTGATGGCGTAAGACGATTTGATAAGCAAGGTAACCTGATCGAAAGTAACATATTCGATCCAGATAACATCAGGCCGGTGTTCTCTGTAGACGGTCCGCCCACACCACCAAAAGTCGCAAGCAAAGATGACTTGGTACAAAATTTCAAACAAAACCAAGCGCCCGTGGGAGCGATAGATCCAGATACGTCAAAGCCAGTCACAGAGTCTTTGAATCGTGCTAGAGCAAAAAGATACACTGACAACCTAAAAACACCAGCGTTCAAGCGTCGAGAAGAAGCTAGAGCCGCTGGCAAGATACAAGACCTTGTATCCGCTGAACGAACAATTTTAGATCCCAATGATTTGTATGGTTACAGCTTAGTGCCTGTAGCCGGAGATCGATCTGGTATTGGGGCTTTGACTGATATTAGAGGCGTACCACTTAGTTTTCCCGTAGCTGTACAAGGTGGCCCCGGATATCCGCTATATATGTCTGGCAAAGGCAAGGGCTGGGCATCGATGCAAGGTGCGGCGAATCAAAAACAAATGAACATCATTCAGGCTATGGATGAAACTGGTATGGCGCCGTTGGGCGTATATACAGCCATGGGCCGTGAAGGTATTAACTTCTCCACCCCGGTGGTGTTGTCTATGGTTGGACAGCTCGATTACCTGAAGATTCCAAAGAAACAGATTGCAGCGTTTAACAGCGCTGTGAAGAAAGGCACACCAGCTAATCCGGGCATCAAAGATTTTGTTGGTTTAAACAGCCCTGATCTTGTTGGACAGCTGACGGGTGAAATACCAAGCAGTGTTAGCTCTGGAAACATTCGTAAAGCAGTCATCGAAGAAATGAAGAAACCAAGATGGCAGAACATGGGCTTCCCGGTATATGAAGACGTATTGGAAACCGTTACCGACCCAGCGCTAAGAATACCTAGAGGACCCAAAGGAACTCTTAATCCAGCGGAAACTGGATACAGCATATTCAAGGGCGCTCCATCTAAACCTACGTTTCAGGATCCCTATCATCTGAGTTACGACACAGTTATACCGGGAGACTATCTTGGTGGCTTACCCGGTAGAGGCGTGCCGCCTGAGATCATGTTCCCGCAAAATTTTGCGCGTATGGCACAAAAAACAAACGTAGCAGGCAAACCACTTACCCGACAACAGCAGTTAGGATCTCTGGCCATGGAACCCATGGTCGAGCCAGTGACTGATGAGCTGATAGAAAATTTAGCTAAGTATCTGAACAAGACGCAAGGCACAAACTTTGCGAAAGGTGGTGAAGTCGAGGATCCTAGAATCAGTCGAAAAATAGGATTCGATGAGAACGACGAAAAAGAGGTAGAGCTTATGGAATCTGGCACACCGTTTGAGTATGACGATGAAGGCGTACTGCAATATCGTTTTGGTGGTGGCGTGCCTGTACCGTACAGACCCGGATACCGTGGTCCAATCTACGGACAAGCTCCACAAATGTTTGGCAGAATGTTTGCTAACAGAACCGGCTTAGGATCAATTCCTATGGCTGGCCCTATGATGCAAAACATGGCGACCAGAGGATTTTCTAGGCTAGGACAATTTGGTCAACGCATTCCCGGCGGCAGGCGTATAGGTAACTTGTTAAACCGTATAGCCAGACCTGTAAATAGATTGACTGGTTTACAAGATCGTATGAACCCGCAGAACATGATGATGGGTGGATTGCGCGGCTTGTTTGGTGGTAGACCATTTAGACGTAGAGAAGGCCGTGGCGGATTTTTAAGAAACCGTATGACGCTAAATCCACTTGAAAGAGCAGAGCGTTTGAGAACAGCTGGACCCATTGGTCCCGGTATGGACATGGATACTTATGGCTTCGGTCAGAGCATACAACGACCTGATGCAGCCGGGATAGCAGCGCAAGTAAATCGAGAGGTTATGGAAAGCTTGCCTTTTGAGCAGATTGATATTACGGATCCGACTGGTGACTATTATCAGCTAAGAGATAAAGCGACTGGTAACATTTTCTTGCAAGGGCGTCATCATAAAGACTATCGCCCTAGAGGACCTAGGTTACAAAGAATCGGCGGCGGGATGTAGGCCTTACCTATCCCTCCACATCCAAGCCAACACAGCCAGCTGCAAAGCGACCATGCCGACTAGGAGTATGTAAAAAAACCATTCGATCATTTGTAATCGGTTTGGTGTACCAGCTCACCGTCTAAGTAAACTTTATAATTCTTACCTTCTTTATCGAAGTCGTTTACCTTGCGACTGATCAGCTGCGGGAAATGTTCATCCCGGCACCTCACATGCTTGTAGTAACCTTCTTCGCCATTGATCCGCACATGCACGTGCAGCTCCCACATTGAGTTATCAAAAACTCCCCAAATTACGTCACCCATAATTACTCCTATTTGTCGTGTGCCTTAACTAATTGTGAAGCCGGGTAGAGTTTTACCCTACCCAGCTCCTCGTCCAAAAATCTCACCTTCCCTGTTTTGGTATCCCGGCCCATGTACTGGCCATGGAAGGTGGTGCCTTTAACGCGCAATCTCATGACTGCGCGTCAGCCCCCAACTGAATTGCAAGCTTGG